TTCAACTGGAGCATATGCGGAAACTGTAATAACTGGAGTTGATGTATTACCTTCTGAAGCTGGGTTATCAGAATTAGCAGAAAGAACAAATCTTTCAGTTGAATAATCCCAAATAACACCAGCAGTCTTGGCAACACCAGCGTCGCCATAATTCATCATAACTCCAAGATCCCATGTTGTGGTTGCTGGAGTTGAACCAGTTTGAATACCAAGAGTAATAGTTCTGTCGTTTACAGTTAATTCAGTGGTATTGATTTGAGTAGTTGTTCCATTTACATAAAGATCACCATTAACCGTAAGATTATTTGATGCTACTACAGCACCAGTAGAATTTGCAATTGTAAGTGCTGCAGTTCCATCATTTGCTCTTACATTCGATACATTAATTGTGGGAGTAGTGAGAGCAGTTGTGACGGTAACACTATTTGGAAGTCCAACAGTGATTGTTTGTCCACTAGCAGATGTTTCAATCTCATTTGCTGTTCCAGCAACTGTAAGTGATTGATCATCTAAATTAATGCTACCCGTTCCAGTGTCACCTATAATTCCAAGATCATCATCAAAATCAAAGGTGTTGATGTAGTCAATAATAGCAGAAGAAGTTGGAACAGAGGAAGTTGAACTTCCTGCTGAAACTGATGATGAGAATTGGGTAACGCCAACACCAGTTCCAAAAGTAGTAATACCCGAAACTAAAAGATTTCTGGTGGTAACATCTAATCCAATCGAAGCACCACCATTAACCTCTAAACCACCAACGAATAATTGATTATTAACATAAACATTAGATGTTGTAAAGGTAGCAACACCAACAACAGTAACAACATCAGATCCAGCATTTCCTAATGTTACATCTCCTTGAGCGTTTAATGTGCCAGTTACGGTTAATGATGCTCCAACGATTACATTATTAGGAAGCCCAACAGTAACGGTTGAGTTGGTTCTTGAAACTTCTATTTCGCTGGCAGTTCCATTGATTGTTTGAACAGCACCAGTGGCACTATCTGCAAGAACAACATTACCAGAAGTTACTGTAAAATCTCCAGAGTTAAAAGATGCAACACCTTTATTTGTATCTGATGCATCTTCTGCAGCAATAGTAATAGTATTATCAGTAACAGTTGTATCAATACCTTCTCCACCAGCAAAAGTAATTGTAGAACCTGTACTTACAGTATCTGGAGCTCCAGAATCTGCAGCGATGGTAAAGTCACTAACAACTTCGGCCCAGGAAAGATCTCCAGAACTATTTGTTTTAAGAAAATAATTATTAGTTGGAGTTGCTGGAAATGTATAAGTCGTAACACCAGCAAGAGTATCTGGAGATTTTAATTGAATATAATCAGATCCGTTACTAGTTCCTTCAACAAGGTTGATTCCACTACCAACCGTTGTTGTTTCTTTTCTCCAATATCGATGAGATCCAAAAAACTTGTTATTATTTGTTGTGCTGTCAATACCCACAAAAAGATCAAATGAATCTGTAGTGAGTGCGGGTTCACCTGCTCTTAATCCGGGCAGACTGGCAAAAGCGCCTCTCTTAAACTGAAGAACTGGTGCAGACATTTCTTTTTGCTCTTTACAATGTGATATTAATATTTATCAATTAAAATGTGCCAGCATCTAAATCAATTCTGTTATCCAAATCTATGTCCAACTCATCTACAAAAGGATCTGGAATTCCTGGAGAAATTGGTTCTGTAACAGATGCAGTTAAAACATCATCTGGATTTACATTTTTCCATTTGTTAGTTGCATGATCATACATCAAAACATACTTATCAAGATCTCCTGTAATTTCTACATCTGTAAGATCATTTAATGTCTGTGCCATATCTATTTGATACGATAGTCCTACTTTGTAACTTTTTGGTTGAGTTACTTTTACTTGATATTCAGTCATACTGATACACTTTCATATACTAGAGCAGTTCCTTTAACAACTTTTATTCTTTTAGTATCTATAGTTAAAACCACATCAAAATAATTTCTACCTTCGGATAAATTTGAAGTTTGTTCTGCTGTCAGAGATAATTTTATTGTTCCAGTTGCAGCAGTGATTAATTTTGCAAATTCTTCATATGCTGTTGATGTTGGATATTTACGAATAGATGCATATGATGTGCTCAATCCAGCCAATGAACTGGACGAAGAATCACTATTAAATAAATTAAATGTTGCTTCAAAATCAACACCTTTTTCAATAACCAAATTGTTAATTTCAGCAACGGCCATTGATTTGATGAATATTTTAACTATTTATTATTCTTGTTTGTCTATTGGTTGATTTTTTAAAAGTTTTGACAATTCTGCAGTTGATCCAACAAATAATGCATTGGTAACATTTGTTGGGCCTTTTGATTTTGTTTCATCAATATCTTTGAGTTTCTTTTGAAGATCAATTAATTTATCAGTTGCATCTGCTACATTTTTAATAAGTTGTCCTGCAACTTCATAAGCCCTTGGCATTTCACTTTCTTGTGCTAATTCTAGAATACCATTTAATGCCTCTTGTCCTTTTTCAATAATAGCATATAAATTTCCTCTTGTATACTCATAATCTTTTTTAAGATCATTTGAAACTTCTTCTATCTCATCAATTTTTTTTTCGATAGTTTCTACTTTTGTCTCTACAATTTCATTAGAAACATTGAAAGTTTTATTTAAATCGTCAAACTTTTTTGTCATTTTCATAATCACCCACTAAATCCAAAATCATCTCCTGCTTGAATTAATGCATTATCTGCAGCGACGATTAGATTGACAGCACTACCTAATACGTGAGGTGCTGCAATCGTGTTATCTGCTCCACGTTTAACCGTAAGTTGATTTGAGGTTTTTGATTCAACATACATCTCTTCATTATCAATGGTAATATAATCTCCCACTACAATGCCAGAAGCGTCATTAACATCAATAAATTTGGTTGTTTCATTAATATCTACACCTAAGTTAGTAACAACATTTTCACTGTAACTCTTAATCGCTCTGGGTTCTGTGGAATATGTAATATCTCTTGTTGGCGTTCCTGTGGCATCTCCAGCAATATAACCGATAGAAACTTTTTTGATAACGTCTTTGGAAACATCGGTAATAGGGCCAAAAAGATAAGTTTTAGCAGTGAATCTTAAAGTATAAATTAAAGCTCTTCTTGTATCAAAATTTCCCTCATAATCATCTTGCATTGAAATACCTTCAAAGATGACAGGTATGTCTCTTTTTTCTCCAATCTGTTCTACCAAATCAACTGTCAATGTATATTGTGGTTGAAAATATGGGAGCACCTGTTCAATAATTTGAAGCATATCATCATTTAATTTTGTCATGATGCTCAGTTCAAATGTCATGTTATAAGGAACTGGCATATAAACTCTTCTGATTTGCTTTTCATCAGAAGATAATCCAGACAAGAAAGTTTGAGTTGTAGTTACTTTTCTTGATGGATCGTATGTTAATCCAGTAAATTCAAATGACATTCTTGGTAATGACATTTGAACTGGTTTATTCGAATTTGGAGCCTGCTCAAGTCTTGCTAAAAACTTTTGAGTTGGCCCATATGCCAAAGGAACTTCAATCACACTTACTGTTTGATCTGAATCATTAACATGTTTGATTTTCATACCATTAAAAAGAGTTCCAAACCCAATAATGGTTTTTCTCAAAATTTCGTGGTAAAAATATTCAAACATGTCAGTAAAAGTTTATATTACTATTTAATGTTGCATTATTTATGGTGTTCCAAAAGGATTCTTTTCACTAAAATCAATAATTTGATCAGATTCTTCTTCAATTACATCATTCTGTGCATAAGGATCGACAAGATTATATGCTTGAACCTTCCTTAATTTATAAGATGCTGATGATGCTGTTCCAACAACAACATCACCATCTACAAAATCTTTTGTGATTTTGTAAACTTCTAATGCGCCAGTTGTAGCATTCCAAGACTTAACTAATGCGGATGCTCCACTTATACTGCCAGTAACCGTTTCGTTAATAACATAAGTTCCAATACCGATCATATATGGGGATCCAATTGTAATTGTAGGTGCAACAGTATATCCGAGGCCTGCGTTAGTGATTGTAATTGACGTAACCACACCAGCAGTATTAATTTTTGCTCTACCTGTTGCTGTAATACCTGTTCCAACTGGAGCCGCGCTAAAAGTAATGATTGGTGGAGTCGCATATCCACCACCACCACTTGTGAGATTTATTGCTCCCACAATACCATCACCAATAGTTGCTGTTGCCGCGGCCCCTGCACCACCTCCACCAATAAAAACAACAGATGGTGCTACAGTATATCCAAATCCAGGGTTTGTAAGTTCAACTCCCTGAACTTTTAATGCACTTGTACCATTACAATCTACAAGATTACCAATCATTGTAGCGATACCAATTGCAGTTTGTCCTCCTGATGGAGCAGATGAAATTGCAACTGTTGGAGTTGATTTGTATCCACTACCTCTATTAGTGATCGTTATAAATCTAACGCCACCATTAACTACATTAGTAGTCGCTGTTGCAGTTGTACCAACTCCAACTAAAGTGAGTGTTTGAATATAACCATCATTTTCTACATTATCGTCAATTTCTTCAATTCCAGTATCAACGACTTCATCTTCATATCTAAAGAGTTCACACCTCAGTTCATAAACATATGTTTTTTGAAGTTGATAAAATGGTTTTTCATGCT